TATCAATATTATCAAAAATACCTGTATGAGTAATGATTGTTGCGGTATTGGTTAATTCTGCCCCTACAGCCATTTCAATTCTTTGTTGTTGTAAATCAAGTTTAATATCCTCATCAGAAAACCCTAAAATATGTTTCTTAGCCCAAGATACTGATACCGGTGCGATACCGGCAATTGGAGCAACACCTTGTTGGTATAATGCAATTTTTTCTTTCCAAAGTTCAATTTTTAATAAATCCGCTTGTGACGATGGATTAGTTAATGATAAAGTAAAATTAGATAATTCATCCTCAAAACCTAATAAAAATAAATGAATAATTGCTATTTTGTTTAATTCCGCAACCATACATTTTTGTATTCTATTAATTGTTCTAGCAAACCTGATATCCATTAAAGATAAATTTTTTCCACCACCGGCAGTTTCTTCAAAACCTAAAAATGCTTTAGGAACTCGAAGTGCGGTTAATAATTTCTTTTGGATATATTCGATATCCGCAATCTCTGATAAGTTTTGAGCACCCGCCAATGTTTCGATAGGCATTGTTGCTGCCGGGTCTCTAACAGGAATGAAATAATCTTGGTCAACAGCCATTTGGTTGAATCTCATATCAACATTACCTGTTTTAGCATCAACTACTTGGTCACGTTTAAATTTGTTTGCAACACGTTGTACGTAAGCCTCAACATCTTTATCATCCATATTACCAACGAATACTTTAAATACACGTCTTTCCGGTGCTCTCGATGTTCTATAAATTAACATCGCATCTTCAGATAATAATAATTGTTTCCAAATACGTCTCGCTTTTTCTAACATAGATGTTCCATATGGGAGTTTTCTATCATCACCTAATAAACGGAAATGTGCTATCTCCCAAGTGTTGAACTCCATATCTTTGGCTTTCCATTTAAATCTTAATCCTTTGTTTTCTGCCGGTTCTTCAAGATTTGCTGATTTTGCGGCCATACCTCTCTCCAAACGTTCTATCTCAATGTTTGGTAATTGCATACATCCAACAATACCTTTGTCTGAATCTAATTTTAAATACACAAAGTTATCACCATATTTACAAGTATTTCTTGTCCACATAGTTAAGTTTGTATTAATATCTAACACATTGTTAAATAAATCGGCTAGTATTGATTTAATTCTTTTTGATTCAGAATAAATTTGTAACATATAACCATTCTCATCAACTGTTGTTGATTCTTCACCATAAATGTCTAAGGCAGCAGATATCTCCGGAGTATATTCCATAGATTCGTAATCGTAGAATGAGGCTAAACGAGTTGGTTCATAATAAACCGCTTGGGTGTATAAATTACTCTCAATCTTAGTCCATTGATTGGATAAGTAATAAGTTTGTTGAGCTTGTAATTTTTCTCTTTCGTATTCCGCCTGAGAAGTTGTTTTTAATAACTCTTTTTTGTCCAACTTATATGTTGGGTAATCTTGATTTAATAACGAATTTGGACCAAATGCCTGTGAGAGCCTTTGCCAAACCGTTAAATCGGTATTTTGATTATTTTCCATATTCTAAATTTAAATATATTTTTACTTATATAAATAGTTTTAATGTTGATTATATTAGTGTTATCATTGGTGTTATGGTAGACAACATTGTCCATTATTTGATGATGTACTTGTAGCAGTTCTTTGTATATTATTGCGAAAATATGATGGAGAACCGGGCTCACCTGAATCAGCACAAATATCGTTTAAATATGTTCCGGCGATTGTATATAGTTTACTTGCTGACCCTCCACCGCATTTAGTATATTTTACAGAAACCACACCATTATCATTTGGGTCGGTAGTGTTACCAGTGGCATTCTCTAAATCAAATTCAGTTATTGTAACATCAATATATGTACAATTACAAGTTGGTGTAACTGTTGGAGTATTTGTATTAGTTGGAGTATTAGTTGGAGTAACGGTTAAAGTCGGAGTTGGTGTAAGTGTATTTGTTGGAGTATTTGTATTTGTTGGCGTATTAGTCGGTGTTTGAGTTGGAGTTACTGTATTAGTCGGAGTAACCGTTGAGGTTTGTGTTGGTGTTATAGTGTTTGTAGGTGTAACGGTATTAGTTGGTGTTATTGTTGGTGTCGGTGATAAACAAGGAACTACTAATGAACAAGTTTTATCGTAATTAGGTATATAAATATCATATGTTCCATAATAATATTCTGATTGGTAATTATATGGCAAGATAACACTACCAATATTAATACTTCCACCCGAACAAGGGTAAAAGGTAATATCGGCTAATTGTCCGTTGTAATTTGTTGTTAATATTTCTAAAATTGTTCCCATATGTTATATTACACCTCCGTCAGTTATTATCCATCCATAACCTCCAATCATTGTTGAACCTGTCAATATTGCTTTTCCAGCGGCACCAGCTGATGTAAATTTAGCGGTACCAAAATTAATACTTAAATTTGGTTTTGGATTTTTTGTTGACCATCCATTATAAATAGCGTCAAGATTTGTTGTTGAGAATGTTGCTGGTGTTTTTCCTATCATAAAATTAGTAAAATTAGTTACTCCTGATATATTCCAATTTCCTATGTTTTGGTTAAATTGTGATAATTGGAACATACTATTCATAAGTGTAACGTTCGAAACATCCCATCCGGATAATGGTTGATTATATACTGAGTTATCAAACATAAACCTCATATCAGTAACTCCTGAAACATTCCAAGAATTAATACTTTTATTAAATTCATATGTGTTATTAAACATACCATTCATAGTTGTAACCTTTGAAACATCCCAATTAGATATGTCATCATTAAAATTAAAAGCTTCTTGAAACATAAATTCAGTTGTGGTAATATTTGACATATTCCAAGAATTTATATTATTTATTTCGGTTATTGATGCACACCCCTTAAAACATTCCCTTGCATTACCGGAGAATGAAAAATCTAAAACATCAACAACGTTATCTAACGCTAAATTTAAACAACAAAAAAATCCTTGACTATGGTTAAGTTTTAAAGGTCCCCATTGTAATACCTGAATTATTTTGGCAATATCTCCACCATTATTAAAACTCCACCCATCAATTACTCCGGTAATTTTAATTAACCAAGTATTTCCTGATGTTGAATATATATGTGTTCTATTAGAATATGTGTTTGCAGAAATGCTTCCATCGCCCCAATCAATAACCCCACTATAAGTTCCTCCACTTAAATATGGTAATTGAATTGTAAATGAATTGCTTGACCCTGGAGAAAGTAATGATGTTTTCCATATTGATTTAAATACCGGTGGTGATGATGGTGTTGGTGTTATAGTTGGTGTTGGTGTTACAGGTGGTGTGGTACCAATGGTAGGTGTTGGTGTTGGTGTTAATGTGTTTGTTGGAGTATTAGTTGGTGTCACTGTAGGTGTCACAAAAGGTGAGTCAATTGTTAAATTACAATCTTTACCAATTATTAAAAAATTGATATTATATAACCCATACGTATAATCAGAATTATATATATATGGTAATTGATTTATACCTAAGTAAATTGTTCCACCACTTAGGGGGTAATATATTATATTAGATAAATTTCCGTTAAAGTTATTACTATTTAATACTATCATAATTTTTTATTTAAAAACAAGATGGGCACGAACCATTATCTATAATCCTACCATCTAAATCACAAGTTGGTGTTGTTGATGAACATATTTGAATTGGTAACACATCTTCACTTGTGATTATATAAGGTGATGTTTTTCTTTCACCACAACAAGGGGTAAATGTTATTTTAGCTCCAACCCCTGAATACACATCATATGTATTACATGTTTCATCACAAGATGGACAAAGACCTTTAAATCCAATTGTAGCATCCCTGTCACTACTAGTTGGAATTGTTGTTGAACAAATATCAAATCCATCTCTAGCATCATCTCTGGTAACCACATATGGAGATTCTCTTAATTCACCACAACAAGGGGTAAATGTTATTACACTTCCCTCTCTAGAATACACAGCATATTCAAAACAATCAACAATACAAGTTTCATCACAAACGCCAATTCTTATATCGACCTCTTTAGCTGAGAACGGTTCTGTACCACAAACAGTAATTGTTTGTAATCCATTTATTGTACCTTTAATTTCATTACCATCACAATCGATATAAGTATATGGGAAAATCCTATCTACTGTATTAGTAAATGTTATACAAGTACAGGTTGGCCCACTCGACGGCATTGTTTGTGTTGGTGTTGGAGTGTTAGTTGCTGTTAAAGTATTTGTGGGTGTATTACTAGGTGTTCTTGTATTTGTTGGTGTTGGAGTCCTTGTTGGTGTTGGAGTCCTTGTTGATGTTTGAGTCTGAGTAGGTGTTTGGGTATTAGTTGGGGTTGGATTTGGAGTTTGAGTATTAGTTGGTGTTGTAGTTGGAGTAGGAGCTATTGAACCAACTGTTGATGTTGGAGTTTGAGTGTTTGTTACTGTTGGAGTATTAGTTGGTGTAACACTATTAGTTGGAGTGTTTGTTGGGGTTTGTGTAGGTGTCTCTGTCGGAGTTTCCGTTGGAGTTATAGTCGGAGTTACCGTTGGGGTTGAGGTTGGTGTATTAGTAGGTGTTCTAGTTGGGGTTGGTGTATTAGTAGGTGTTATAGTTGGAGTTGGCGTATGAGTAGGTGTTCTAGTTGGCGTTGGTGTTGGGAGCTGATAGTAATCTATATCACAATTTAATGTTGTTGGAGTCGGAGTTAAGGTTGGTGTTATAGATGGTGTTGGAGTAGGTGTATTTGTTATTGACCCAACAACATATGTAAAGTCACAAGTTAATGGAGTTGTTGATGGTGTTTGACTAGGTGTTTGACTAGGTGGGTTACCCTCACTCACAGGAGTTTGTTTTGGGAATTTTTTAAATAAGTCAGGAGTTATATTTTTTTCAGTATAAATCCCTTGATTATCAACATAAAGTTTTGACCCAGCAAATACATTTCCAGATTTTTTTCTACTAACAAAATCACCACTTTTAATATTGTCAATAACTAAAAATGGATTTGGTTTTATTGGTTCATTTAAATTTAGATTTATATTAACTGAAACATCAATACTTCTTTTTCTATCGCTAATACCCATTTACTCTTTTATAAATAAATATTACCTAACTCCAAATAACCATCCGTATTTTTGATAATCCTCACGACTAACTTGTTGGCTATTAAATTGATTTATTCTATCTTGATAATGTGGAATAACAGGGTCAAAATTAATATTCTCTTTTATTGCCTCATTATTGTTAACAGACCAAGAATTAATCATCGCTTTGGTTTGTTCTGTAACCTTAGTCAATTTACTAAAAGAAGATTCCGCAACATAGGTTGCCATAGCAATTGACATAATTAAGTCATCGTGATGTCCTTTTTGGTGGTCAGGACGACCATTGATATAAACAAAGGTGTTCATCTCATTATATAAACGAGCACTATAAATTCTAAACTTATGTCTCATCACTTCTTCAAATGATGCGATAATTTGAACCCTTTTGTTATTAAAGTTAATACCAGGAATTTTTTCCATAGCTTTTGGGTCATACTTCCATTTGTTTGCCAAATCGACACCATCAACGTATAAATCCCTATAATTCATTTCTTGTAATTTTCTTGAAGTTGAAACACCCATACCACCAGTGATATCAATAACAACAAAACAAGAATATATTGTCGCCCATTTATGACAAATCTCCGCCATAGTATCCGGAGGAAGTTTTCCAACATATTCTGCAACTTGTTCTTGGGTATCAAAATCAATAATTTGAAATGAACTAAAATCCTCAGAATCTCCACGAGAAACGTCGACACCCATAATGTATTTATGTCCAACAACAGATTCCTTCCAAATCCAAAGAGCATTTCCCATCAATTTGTTAATAGGTTCTTGGATTTGATTTTCCCGAATGTTTTCCATCATTAAAGAATCAAATACGTTATCCCCGGAACCTAAAAAATTACATTCCAACTCCTGAGAAACCTTACGTTTGTCGTATTTTAATTTTTTCACCATCGCTTCAAACCAAGATGAACAAGGTTTGTATCCGTCAGTCATTAATAATTTAACATCATCAAAGTTTCTGGCATCATATGACTTACTACCCCAATCAATAAAATCATTAGGGTTGTATTCTTCTTTGTTTAATAGAAAATGGATTATATTTTCAGTTTTTACAAAATATAAATCTTTTGTATAACGTGGGTCTCTGTACCAAAACATTTCCGTAATTTTAAAATCATTCATATTACGTAACGCTTGGTCATAAATTTCGTAGTAAATTTGGTCGTATCCGTTAGGTGTTGAGACCACAATAACTTTACCCCCCGTAGATAGGGACGCCATACAGGCAGACCAGAAGTCACTATCGGCCTCGATAAACGCCGCCTCGTCAAATACAAGTATGGTAGGTGTAAATCCACGCAAGGCATCCTTAGATGTTGCAACAGCTTTAACCTCACACCCGTTTGTTAATTTATAATGTTTTTGGGAATTTTTTGTCTTATCAAATTCTACACCGGTCCAAGAAGGCCATTGACCAACAAAGGATTTGATTTTGTTTGCCATCTCCAATGAAGTATCCAACTTATTGGCAATAATTAATATTTTCTCAGGAGTTTCTTTTCTTGCAAATATAAGTTTTTTAGACATCCAAGCCGCGGTAACTGTTGATACCCCGGCCTGTCTGTATTTTAATGCTATATTTTCGTTGTAGTTTTCGTAATCGTCTAATAGAGTAATTTGGTCCGGGAATAGTTCTAATGGAACATATTTTTTCACCGTGTTATCATACGTTTCCAAATACGTTTTTAAGGCGTATTCCGTATCTCTATTACATTTTACGTATTCAATTAATACTTGTTCTCTTGTTAAACTCATATAAACATTTATATATAAATATCAAAACCCTCAATTAAGTTAATAAAAGAGGGTTTTACTTTAATTTTATTTTTTTTAGAAACCTAACGCAGATAAATCAATATCGTCTAAGTCATCAAAATCATCATCATTATTTCCGTAATTATCACTATCATCGCTATCATCCTTGTCATCAGACATTTTTGATTCATATTTGTGTTTTTTAAGAATCTCTATGACTTCATTAACCATTCTGTCAAAAACTTCCTTAGCCTCAGGTTTATCCGCTAAAAAGGCTTTCGATAAATTTGCCAAGTCTTTTGCATCTAATTGAGAGAATCTCATAAATAAATACTGTTGGAGGTGTCTTTGGTCATCTTTATATAATTTATCAGGCCAAGCGTTTCTAAATTTTTCCCAAAAAATTGGTCCCAATCTTGAATCCCATATTTCTGATGGTAATGTATCTTCGGCTCTAAGAACCATACTTCTTTGAACTGGGTCGTTTGGTAATCCTTGGTCACCATATAAAGAATAAATACCTTTAACTATTTCGTGAATTAATAATGGAAATGGGAATGCCTTGCTTTAATTGTTGGTGGGTCAGTTTCAGGGTCAGATTCTGATTGTCCCATTTGACCACCACCGGAACCTGCCATTCCTTCCATATCAGGATATAACCAATATAAGTGTTCCATTAATGATTGTGTTATACCATATAAATTTAATATATTAGGGTCCAATCTATTTATTTCATCACTAACCAAAGTATACATATGGCCACCTTTAAAAGCTGCACCTTGAACTAATGAGTTAATCATTCTTCTTTTTGCTTTTTCTAAGTTGAATTTTTCCATAGAATCCATAAAGTCTTCCATTTCTTCTTGGTGTTCTTCACCTTCTTTGAAGGCCTCTTCAACTTCTTCTTCATCCGGTTCTTGTGGTTGTGTCTGCATACCTTCAGATGCACCCATCATACCACTAACCAATTCAACATCAAATTGCAATTGTCCCTCAGGAATACCTAATTCTTTTTTAACTAAATCAACCGCTAAGTTTTCAAGATATTCTTTATTTTGAATTTCAACTTGTTTGATTTGTTGTAAACTACCCATAATAGTACTCATAAGTCCCATCATTGGATTATTTCCTTGTATTGGTGTAGTATTACCTAAAAACCTTCTTACCTTCTCTACTGAGTCCTTAAATCTTTGTGATGTAATTAACTCAATAAAATCTCTATCACCATCTTGTGGTAACATAGGGTTTTCGGCATATGGAGTTTGTCTTTGATTGATTTTTCTCTCAATACCCGGTTCCATTCTCTCAGGTCCATCATAACTAACAGGTGCTTCATTTAAACGACGATTAATTTCGTTTAACATTTTTTGTTGGTTTTTAGACAAACCTTCATTAATTAATTTTTTGTCCAAGTCACTTTTGACTT